AAAGGCGAACTGGTGGATCGTCCCCAGGCCATCGCCCATGTATTCAAGCTGGCGCGATCGGAACGCGATGCTTGGCTGAACTGGCCCGCACGTATCTCGGCGCAGGTGGCGGCAAAGCTCGACGTCGATCCGCACACGATGCACATCGCACTGGAAGCAGCGGTGCGTGAGCACCTGCAGGAACTGGGCGAGATGCGTCCGAGAGTCGATTGACTGTGGATTGACGATGGAGACGGACTACGAAGGCGCAGCCGAGATCGAACGTGCGTGGCGCGAGGGGATGACGCCCGACCCGCTGCTCACCGTATCGGAGTGGTCAGACCGCCACCGGATGCTTTCCAGCAAGGCGTCCGCAGAACCCGGGCGCTGGCGCACCAGTCGCACGCCGTACTTGAAGGCCATCATGGATTGCCTGTCGCCGACTTCACCGGTTGAGCGCGTGGTGTTCATGAAGGCGGCGCAGCTCGGCGCGACGGAGATGGGGTCGAACTGGATTGGGTACGTGATTCACCACGCGCCCGGTCCGATGATGGCGGTGTGGCCGACGGTGGAGATGGCCAAGCGCAACTCCAAGCAGCGAATCGACCCGCTGATCGAGGAGTCCGGCGTCCTGTCCGAACTGATCGCGCCGGCCCGCAGTCGCGACTCGGGCAATACCATCCTTGCCAAGGAGTTCCGTGGCGGGGTTCTCGTGATGACCGGTGCCAATAGCGCAGTGGGCTTGCGCTCGATGCCGGTGCGCTACCTGTTCTTGGACGAGGTAGATGGTTTTCCGTTGGACGTTGAAGGCGAAGGCGACGCGATCTCACTGGCCGAGGCGCGCACCCGAACCTTTGCACGCCGCAAGATCTTCATCGTCTCGACCCCGACGATCTCGGGGGCGAGCGCGATCGAGCGTGAGTACGACGCAAGTGACCAGCGTCGCTACTTCGTCCCGTGCCCGCACTGCAGCCATCGGCAATGGCTGCGGTTCGAGCAGCTGCGCTGGGACAAAGGATCGCCAGAGACCTCCGCGTATGTGTGCGAGTCTTGCGATACCGCCATCGCGGAGCATCACAAGACCTGGATGCTGGAGCACGGTGAGTGGCGGGCGATGTTTTCAGACTCGCCGGGGAAGACGGCAGGATTTCACCTGTCCTCCCTCTACAGCCCCGTCGGCTGGCGCAGTTGGCGTGACATCGCCACCGCGTGGGAGGCAGCCGTCAGCAAGGAGTCCGGATCGGCTGCCGCCATCAAGACGTTCAAGAACACCGAACTCGGGGAGACCTGGGTCGAAGAAGGTGAAGTGCCTGACTGGCAGCGTCTGATCGAGCGGCGCGAGGACTATGTCGTGGGGACGGTCCCGGCCGGTGGTCTGCTTCTGGTCGGTGGCGCCGACGTGCAGAAGGACCGAATCGAGGCATCCGTCTGGGCGTTCGGCCGGGGCAAGGAGTCCTGGCTGGTCGAGCACCGGGTGCTGATGGGCGACACCTCGCGCGATGCGGTCTGGAGCCGGTTGGGCGACATGCTGGGCGAGACCTGGACGCATGCCTCGGGCGCGGCCATACCCCTGGCCCGGTTCGCACTCGACACCGGATTTGCCACGCAGGAGGCCTATGCATTCGTGCGGTCCCGCCGGGATGCCCGGGTGATGGCGGTCAAGGGTGTGGCCCGAGGGGCTGCCTTGATCGGAACGCCAACCGCCGTGGATGTCAGCCAGGGCGGCAAGAAGCTGCGCCGAGGCGTGAAGGTCTATTCGGTGGCGGTCGGTATCGCCAAGCTGGAGTTCTACAACAACCTGCGCAAGAGCGCGGACGTGGGCGAGGACGGTATCCAGACGACCTACCCGGTGGGCTTCGTGCACCTGCCCAAGATCGATGGGGAGTTCATCCAGCAGCTCTGCGCCGAGCAACTGATAACACGGCGCGACCGCAACGGCTTCCCCATCCGGGAGTGGCAAAAGATGCGGGAGCGCAACGAAGCACTCGACTGCTACGTCTACGCGAGAGCTGCGGCATCGAGCGCCGGACTGGATCGCTTCGAGGACCGGCACTGGCGAGAGCTGGAACGACAACTTGGGCTCGACCCACCCGAGGATGACTATGAACAGAACCCAGACGAGGCCACCGACAACGGTGGCCTTGTCGCATCTGGAGGCCCGAAAACGTCCCGACCCGTGCGGCGCGTGATTCGCAGCCGCTGGATTTCATAGACCGAGCGTGAGACCTGACGTGTCATGAGCCTGCAGTCCCAACTCAACAGCTTCGTGGTGCGTGTGGCCGAGCGCTTCGGCGGTATGGAGGCGCGCACCGGAGCCCTCGATCGCTTGAAGACCGACGCCAAGACGGATCTGGTCACCGCGATCAACGAACTCGCGGAGCGCCCGACCAACGGCAGCGGTGCCGGCAGCAGCACGTTCGAGTTCGTTCAGGTCTCGCCCGCCAGCGTCTGGACCGTGAACCACAACCTGGGGCTGCGTCCCTCGGTGTCGATCGTCGACAGCGGCGGCGCCGAAGTTGAAGCCGATGTCCGCCACACGAGCCCGAACCAGCTCGTCATCCATTTCGCCATTCCGGTTGCCGGACTGGCCCGATTGATTTGATAGGAGAACTGAATGTCCCGTAAGCAACTTTCCGACCTCGACTTTGGCGGGGTCGCCCGTGTTCGCAATCTGCCGTCGCCGGTCAACCCGGATGAGCCGGCACGGCTGGCCGACCTGAACTCTGCTGTCGAAGGCTTGGCGTGGAAGGACTCCAGCCGCGTCGCGTCCCAGACCAACCTCAACCTATCCTCGCCCGGCGCATCGATCGACGGCGTCACGATGGCCGTCGGAGACCGGGTTCTGGTGAAGGCTCAGACCCTTGGCGCCGAGAACGGCATCTACATCTGGAACGGCGCTGCGATTGCCATGACGCGTGCGCTGGACGCGAATACCGCGCCGGAACTGGAACAGGCCGTCACGACCGTCGAGGAAGGTACATCCGCTGGAACCAGCTGGCGCCAGTCGGTCGTGAATTTTGTGCTCGACACCACGACCGTCACCTGGCTGCAGTTCGGCGGGACGGTGGGCGCGGCGTCGGAAACCAGTTCCGGCATCGCGGAGATTGCCACGCAGGCCGAGACCGACGGTGGCACGGACGACCTGCGAATCGTCACGCCGCTCAAGCTCAACAACTGGACGAACAAGCCGCGCCGCGCGCAGGCCACCATCGGGGACGGCAGCAGCACGCAGTTCGACGTCAATCACAACTTCGCCACGCGCGATGTGATCGTCCAGGTGTTCCAGGCCTCGGGCAGCTACGAGCAGGTCAACTGCGACGTGAGCCTGCCCACGGTCAACACTGCGCGGCTGAATTTCGCCAGTGCGCCGGCCAGCAACGCGTACCGCGTCGTGGTGATGGGCTAATCCGTGAAGGATCTGGCCTATCGCGTCGTGCCGGTTGTTGCTGCCCTGCCCGCAGCCTCAGCCACGTTGGCTGGGGTTGTCGTTCGCTTGTCGACCGACAACCGGGCGTACTGGTGCGATGGCACGGTCTGGGTCGACTTGAACGCCGACTCGCGCCTGTCGATCGCACGCTTGGCCGCCGATGTCACCAACAGCACCACCACGCTGGCCAACGCCAGCGGCCTGGCGATCGCGATGGACGCCAACGCCACGTACGGCGTTGCGGTACGTCTTCTGTTTCAGACGGCTGCGGCGAACACCGGTATCCGCTTGACGCAGACGGCACCCACGGGTGCCAGCGTTTTCGCACAGTGGAGCACGCCGACTTCACTCACGGCGAACACTGTCTCGAACCAGCGAGCGGTCGATGCGGGCACCGCCACCAACAGCATCGACACGGCCAACGCCACGACCATGGCGACGGCGGAAATCCTCGTCATCAACGGACCGACGGCAGGAAATCTGCAGATCCGATTCGCTTCAGAAGTGGCCGCATCCAACGCGGTCCTGAAGGCCGGCAGTCACATCGTCTCTCACAAGATCGTCTGACCATGGCCTACACGCTCGAACAACTCGAAGCTCTCGAAGGCGCTCTGGCCCGCGGGGAGCGGCGCGTGACCTTCGCGGACAAGACGGTCGAGTACCGCACGATCGACGAACTGAAGGAAGCCATGCGACTGGTTCGCTCAGGCCTCGCCGAGCAGTCCGCCGCGACTGGGCTGGTCCCACCGATCGCGCGGCAGATCCGCGTGACGACCACCAAGGGCTTCTGATGGGATTCATTCAGTCCATTCGCCGCCGACTCTTCGGTGGCATGCCGACCTACGACGGTGTGGGTGGCGGCCGCCGCGCCCTGGCGTGGATGGTCGGCAACCCGGGCGCCGTCGGCGCTCTGCTGCAGACGCAGAACGAACTGCGCGCCAAGAGCCGGGATCTGGTCCGCCGCAACGCGTGGGCCAATGCGGCGCTGGAAGCCTATGTGGCCAACGCGATCGGCACGGGCATCAAGCCGCAGTCCATGGTGGGCGACGCCGCAGCCCGGGAGTCCATTCAAGCCCTGTGGCGCGACTGGACCCAGGATGCCGATGCGGCGGGCCTGACCGACTTCTACGGGCTGCAGGCCATGGCCTGCCGCGCCATGCTCGAAGGCGGCGAGGTGCTGGTACGCCTGCGCTACCGGCGCCCTGAGGATGGCCTGCCCGTTGCGTTGCAGATCCAGGTGCTCGAACCCGAACACCTGCCGGTGACGCTCAACACCACGGCCGAGAACGGAAACCTGGTGCGCGCGGGCATCGAATTCGATCGGTTGGGTCGCAGGGTCGCGTACCACCTGTATCGATCCCATCCGCAGGACGGGCTGCTCGCGCCGATGTCCGGTGACGGTGGCATGAGCACAGTGCGCGTCGATGCGTCCGAGATCATCCACATGTTCCGACCGTTGCGCCCCGGGCAGATCCGGGGTGAGCCCTGGTTGGCTCGGGCACTGGTCAAGCTCCACGAGTTGGATCAGTACGACGACGCTGAACTGGTGCGCAAGAAGACGGCGGCCATGTTCGCCGGCTTCATCACCCGCCTGTCCCCGGAGGACAGCCTGCTCGGCGAAGGCGCTGCCGATGCCAGCGGCGTGGCGCTCTCGGGCCTGGAGCCGGGGACCATGCAGATCCTGGAGCCCGGCGAGGACATCAAGTTTTCGCAGCCGGCTGATGTCGGTGGCTCCTACTCGGAGTTCCTGCGCATGCAGTTCCGGGCCGTGGCCGCTGCCATGGGCGTGACCTATGAGCAGCTGACCGGGGACCTCACCCAGGTCAACTACTCGTCCATCCGGGCGGGGCTCCTGGAGTTCCGCCGCCGCGTCGAGCATCTGCAGCATGGCGTGATCGTGCACCAGCTCTGCCGCCCGATCTGGGAGGCATGGATGGCGCAGGCCGTCCTGGAAGGCGCGCTGGTCCTGCCTGGCTATCTGCGTGGCGGATCGGCGCGTCGTCGGGAGTGGCAGGCCGTGAAGTGGATCCCGCAGGGCTGGCAGTGGGTGGATCCGCTCAAGGAAACCGAAGCGATGAAGGCCGCCATCCGATCCGGACTGATGAGTCGCTCGGAGGCGATCTCTGCCAACGGCTACGACGCTGAAGACGTCGATCGTGAGATAGCCGCCGACAACGCCCGGGCCGACGCATGGGGGCTGGTGCTCGACACCGACCCTCGCCATGACCAGGGGCCCGCATCTGGCGCAAAACCCGGGTCTTCGAATCTCGCGTCCGCCAACGCGGACGCCCTAACCCAAGGCACCTGACATGTTGTTGCCCCACTTGGCGTCCCGCCTGTACGGGACGCCGCTTCTGCTCGTCCGCTCGAAGCTGGACGTCATTCTTTCCGTCCTCGGAGATCGGGTCCAGTGGCCCACCGCCAAGGAAGCCATCGCGGTCCCCGCGCCAAGGGCGAACGTCAGCGCCGCCCCTGGCATCGCGCTGATTCCGGTCTACGGCACGCTGGTGCGTCGGTCCCTCGGACTCGACGCCGCATCGGGCCTCACGTCGTATGGCCAGGTGGCGGCCATGCTGGATGCGGCGCTGGCCGACGCTTCGATCACCGGCATCTTGCTGGACATCGACTCGCCCGGTGGCGAGGCCGGCGGTGTCTTTGAACTGGCGCAGCGGGTCCGCGCTGCCAGTGCGGTCAAGCCCGTGTGGGCTGTGGCCAGCGACTCCGCCTTCTCGGCCGCCTACGCGATCGCCAGCGCGGCGTCGCGCATCTACGTGAGCCAGACCGGCGGCGTGGGATCGATTGGCGTAATCGCCATGCACGTCGACCAGACGGCTCGCGACGCTCAGGACGGCTACCGCTACACGGCAGTGACGGCGGGCGCGCACAAGAACGACTTCTCGCCGCACGAGCCACTCGACCCCGACGCCTACGCCCTGCTGCAGGCCGAAGTCGATCGCCTGTACGGACTCTTCGTCGATCACGTGGCCACGATGCGCGGTCTCGATGCGACGGCCGTGCGCGCCACCGAAGCCGGTCTGTACTTCGGCCCCAACGCGATCAGCGTGGGTCTGGCCGACCGACTTGGCACCACCGAATCGGCGTTGGTGGACTTCGCGTCCTACCTCGCAACGAACGCATCGACGTCCGGGCTGAAGTTCCCCGCTGCCACCAGTTCCCCTCTCGCGCCCACCTCCAAAGGGGCGCTTCTATCAACCAACCCCATGGAGAAAACCGCGATGCATGAGAACGCCATCGATCGACTCCCTCCGGAGTCATCCAAAGCGCCGGAAGACCCGGCACTCGTACCCGAAAAGCCCGACCCCGCCGACGGCAACGCCGCAGCGCAGCCGCAGGACCACAGCGTCGGCAACGACGTGAGTACTGCCGTGAATGCGGCGGTCACCCAAGTGCGCGCCGATGCCGTGGCGATCGCCGAGTTGTGCCAGCTCGCGGGCCAGCCTGGGCTGACGCTGTCCTTCCTCAACGAAGGCGCCAGCGTCGCGCACGTCCGCAAGACGCTCCTGGCCGGTCGGGCACAGGGTCCGGAGATCAGTTCCCTGATCCACCCGGACGCTGCCGCCACTGCCGCATCGCCGGAGCAGAACCCCCTGATGAAGGCCGTCAAGAAACTCACTGGAAAGGATTGAACCCATGTCTGCACTCAACGAACCCGCCAATCTCGGCGATCTCCTCAAGTACGAGGAGGACTGCCTCAACTATTCGCGTGACGTCGTCACCGTGGCCGCTGGGCAGCGTCTCGAACTCGGTGCCGTCGTGGGCCGCGTCACCGCGACTTCCAAGATCAAGCGCTACGAGCCGGACGCGGCCGACGGCACCGAATCGCCCGTGGGGATCCTGCTGGGCGATTGCGACGCGAGCCTGATCGAGCGCGACAACGCCTTGCTGCTCGCTCGCCACTCCATCGTCGCCTCTCACGCCGTCGTCTGGCCTGCGGGCATCACGCCCGAGCACAAGGTGGCCGCCATCGCCGCACTGGCAGCACGCGGCATCCTCATTCGTCAGTCCGCCTGAAAGGAACCCTGAACATGAACAACCCGTTCAACACCCCGTCCTTCTCGATGGCGGCACTGACCTCCGCCATCAACATCATCCCCAACCGCTATGGGCGCCTCGAGTCGCTCAATCTCTTCCCCGTGAAGCCGGTGCGCACGCGCCAGATCATCGTGGAAGAGCAGAACGGCGTGCTCAACCTGCTGCCGACGCTGCCCCCGGGTGCGCCTGGCACGGTCGGCGCACGCGGCAAACGCAAGGTGCGCTCCTTCGTGATTCCGCACATCCCGCACGACGATGTGGTCCTGCCCGAAGAGGTCCAGGGCATTCGCGCTTTCGGCTCGGAGACCGAGATGGAGTCGGTGGCCGGTGTGATGGCTCGGCACCTGGAGACCATGCGCAACAAGCACGCCATCACGCTGGAGCACCTGCGCATGGGCGCGCTGAAGGGCGTGATCCTCGACGCCGATGGCTCGGTGATCTACGACCTCTACGACGAATTCGACATCTCGCCGGCGGTGGTGAGCTTCGATCTGGGCAACGCTTCGTCGAACGTGAAGAAGAAGTGCGCCGACGTGCTGCGTCACCTGGAGGACAACCTCAAGGGAGAGTTCATGACCGGGATTCACGTGCTCTGCTCGCCGGAGTTCTACGACGCGCTGACCGATCACCCCAAGGTCAAGGAAGCCTTCACCTTCTGGCAGCAGGGGGCGGTGCTCATCAACGACATGCGCTCCGGGTTCACCTTCGGTGGCGTGACCTTCGAGGAGTACCGTGGCCAGGCGACCGACGTCAACGGCACCAGCCGTCGCTTCATCGCCGCCGGCGAGGCCCATGCCTTCCCGATGGGGACGGTGGATACCTTCGGTACGTACTTCGCGCCCGCCGATTTCAACGAGACGGCCAATACCCTGGGTCAGTCGATCTACGCCAAGCAGGAGCCGCGCAAGTTTGACCGGGGAACCGACCTGCACACGCAGTCCAACCCGCTGCCGATGTGCCATCGCCCCGGCGTCCTGGTCAAGCTCACGGTGGCCTGATCCGTGGGCCTGGTCGAAACCGTCTACGCGGCGGCAGCCAGCGCTGGTCTGCTCCAGGCCTGCGTTTGGCGACCGTCAGACGGATCCACGATGCAGTCCCACCCGGTGGGGTTCTCCTGTCCGGACGAATCCCTGCTGGATGGTCTGACCGTCAGCACCGAGTACGCCATGACGTTTCCGGCATCGGTGTTCATGGGTCTGGCAGCCCAGGATCAGGTCCAGATCGGGCCGGCGACCTATCTGGTGCGTGAGGTTCGGGCCGTGGGCGACGGCACAGAGCGGCGCGCTCGACTCACCCGGGTCTGAACCATGGCTGGCAATTCGATCCGCGAGCAGATCCTGCTGGCGGTGATGGCGGCTGTGCGCCCTGCTGCGCTCACCCTCGGGGCCACGGTTCACCGGTCGCCCACGGTGGCCATCACGCGCGAGCAGTGCCCCGCGCTGGTGGTGTTTCCCGAATCGGAGTCGATCACCGAGCGCGCCAACGATCGTGTGACCCGTGAAGTGACGATCCGCATGGTGGCGCTGGCTCGGGCCGTACCGCCGGCCAGTGCGGAAACCGATGCCGATCGCCTGCTCACCGCAGCGCATGCCTTCCTGATGGCGGACGCGAATCTCGGCGGACTCGCACTCGGAATCCGTGAGCAGGAATGCGAGTGGGAGGTGGAGGACGCCGATGCGGTGACCGCAGCCATCCCGGCCCGCTACCGCATCACCTACCGAACGCTGGCCCAAGACCTGGCAACCCAAGGATGACAACCCATGACTCGACTCGTTCTGACGCGCCCGCACACGCATGCGGGCAAGTCCTACGGGCCCGGTGACCGCATCGAGGTCGACGCCGACGCCGCCGATTGGCTGCTGGCGAACGACATCGCCGCGCGGGAACCGAAGCCCGTCCGGACTCCCACCGACCCATCCGTCGACCTTTCTCCCATTCAACGTAAGGAACCCAAGCAATGAGCACCTATGCAAGTTTTCAAGGCCGAGTGTTTCTCGGCAAGCGCGACACCGCCGGTCTGCCGATCGAGGTGCGCTCGCCCGGCAATGTGGCCGAACTGAAGTTGTCGCTGAAGACCGACGTTCTGGAGCACTACGAGAGCCAGACTGGTCAGCGCTCGCTGGATCACCGGATGGTCAAGCAGAAGTCCGCGACCGTGAAGCTGACTATCGAGGAGTTCACCAAGGAGAACCTGGCGCTCGCCCTGTATGGCAACCACGTCGTCGGCACGGCGGGGTCGGTGACGGCCGAGCCCTTTGGCGGCGACACGCCGGTCGTCGGCGACCGCTACTTCCTCGCCCACCCCAGGGTGTCGAGCCTGGTGGTGACCGATTCGGCCGGAACACCGGCGACGCTCACGGCTGGCACGCACTACACCGCCGACCTGGACTTCGGTGCCGTCCAATTCCTGGACACCACCGGCTTCACGGCGCCCTTCAAAGCGGCCTATGCCTACGGCGTGGTCACCGACATCGGCATCTTCACCCAGGCGCTGCCGGAGCGCTTCCTGCGCCTGGAGGGGATCAACACCGCCCAGGGCAACGCCAAGGTCCTGGTCGAGCTGTATCGCGTGGCCTTCGATCCGCTCAAGGAGATCTCCTTCATCTCGGACGACTACAACAAGTTCGAGTTGGAAGGCTCGCTGCTGGCCGACACGACCAAGGGCTACGACGCGGTGCTCGGCCAGTTCGGTCGCATCGTGCAGCTGTAAGGGGCGGCCATGAGTGATCTGGATACCCTGATCCCCACCGCGACGACCTTGTCTGTGGCCGGCGAGACGCTGGCCATCAAGCCGCTGAAGGTCGGACAGATGCCGGCCTTCCTGCGCGCGATCTCGCCAGTCATGCATCAGATCACCTCCACCGACATCGACTGGCTGGCCTTGTTCGGCGAACGCGGCGAGGACTTGTTGTCGGCGATCTCGATTGCGGTCGGCAAGCCCCGCAGTTGGGTCGACGATCTGGCTGCGGACGAGGCCATCTTGCTGGCGGCCAAGGTGATCGAGGTCAACGCCGATTTTTTTACCCGGCAGGTGATCCCGAAGCTCGACGTTCTATTCGCAGCCACGAAGCTGCCTCAGGTGGCAGCTGGTTCGACGCCGTCCAGCACCTGATCGAGCACGGTCACCGGATGCCCGACATCCTCGACTACACGCTGGCGCAGGTGCGGGGATTCGTCGCGGCGTGTGAGCGCTCCGATGCGGCGCGCGATGCCCGTGCGCTCTCGCTCATCGCGATCGGCGCGCGAGGAGACGCCCGGCAGCTGGACCAAACGCTCGACCGCCTCGTCGATCGGGCCCAGTCGTCATGAAGGTCTCCATCCGGATCGACAGTGCCGCTGGGCAAGCGCAGTTGCGGCGTTGGGGCGGGGAGATCCGCGCCAAGGTGCAGAAGGCCGTGGCGCAGGCCATGGCCACCGAGGCAAGCGAGTTGCGCCAGGACGTGCGCGCCGAGGTGGCTGGTCAGATGGCGGTGGTCAAGAAGTCCTTCGTCAAGGGCTTCACGGCGAAGGTACTGGACCGGGATCCGAGTCGCTACCCGGCGCTCTATGTCGGCTCCCGCATCCTCTGGTCTCGGATCCACGAGACCGGCGGCGTGATTGCCGGGCGACTGCTGATCCCGCTGCACGGTCGCGTAGGCCGCAAGCGCTTCAAGGCGCAGATCGCTGAACTCATGCGCGGCGGCAACGCCTATTTCATCAAGAACTCGAAGGGGAACATCGTCTTGATGGCGGAGAACCTGCAGGAATACGACCGCCCGCTCTCAGGTTTCAAGCGCCGCTACCGCAAGGCCGAAGGCGTCAAACGTCTGAAGCGAGGCGCCGACATTCCGATCGCCGTGCTCGTGCCTAAGGTGGTGTTGCGCAAGCGCCTGGACATCGAACGCATGGTCGCCACACGGGTGCCGCGTCTGTCTGCAGCAATCGAAAAGCAACTGCGCACGGTCGACTGATCCATGGCCAATCGCATTTCCATCCTCGTCGCCCTCGAAGGAGCCGACGACGGGCTCAAGCGCGCCGTCGCCTCGGCCGAGCGCAGTCTGGGCGAACTGTCCACCACGGCCAAGACCGTCGGCGAGAAGACCACCAATGGCCTGGCGGAGGTGAAAGCCGGTGTCTCGGCGTTCTCCGAGCAGTTCGGCCGCGCGAAGACGCAGTTGGTGGCCTTCCTGGCGGCATTCGAATTCGCGGGCCGCCTGCGCGAGGTCATCGAACTGGCCGACGCATGGAACCAGATGGGCGCTCGCCTGAAGCTGGCCACGGCCGGGACGAATGAATACAAGGTCGCCCAGGCAGCGCTCTTCGAGATCGCGCAGCGCATGGGTGTCCCACTGCAGGAGACCACGGCGCTGTACGGCAAGCTGCAGCAGTCGGTGCGAATGCTGGGTGGGGAGCAGAAGGACGCGCTCACCATCACCGAGAGCATCTCGCAGGCCTTGCGCATCTCCGGCGCGAGTGCCACTGAAGCGCAGGCGTCTCTCCTTCAGTTCGGCCAGGCGCTGGCAGCGGGCGTGCTGCGCGGCGAGGAGTTCAACTCCGTCGTCGAAAACTCGCCCCGTCTGGCGCAAGCCCTGGCCGATGGCCTGAATGTGCCCATCGGCCGCCTGCGCAAGCTCGCCGAAGAGGGGCGCCTCACAGCCGACGTCGTGGTGCAAGCGCTGCTGACCCAGAAGGACAAGCTGGCGACGGAGTACGCCAGCATGCCTGCCACGGTGTCGCAGTCCATCGAGCGTGTGCGCAATGCCTTCGGGCAGTGGGTGCAGAAGATGGACGAGTCCACCGGCATGACCAAAAAGCTGTCCGAGGCGATGACCTGGCTCGCGCAGAACATGGATACGGTCATGAAGTGGCTCACGATCATCAAGGACGTGGGCCTGGCCGTCCTGATCTACCGGTTCCTGCCCGCCTTGGTGACCGCGTGGCAGACCGCTGGGGCCGCCGCTGTGCTCGCTGCCAACGCCACGGCATCCGCGTGGGCGACCGCCAATCTGACGATTTCGGCGGCTGTGGCGACGGTCGGTGTGCTCAAGACCGCCTTCGTCGTTTTGGGCGCGTTCCTGGTCGGCTGGGAAATCGGCACCTGGCTGTCCGAGAAGTTCGAGATCGTGCGCAAGGCCGGCATCTTCATGGTCGAGGTGCTGGTGAAGGCGGTCGAGCAGCTTCAGTACCGGTGGGAGGCGTTCGCGGCCATCTTCACCTCCGACACCATTGCCGAAGCCACCAAGCGCCACGAAGCCCGTCTGGCCGAGATGAACCGCATCTTCGGCGAGATGTACGCGGATGCGGCCAAGGGGTCCGAGGCTGCAAAGGCCGCGATGAACACTGCTGGCACCACCGCCGAGGAAATCGCCAAGCGGCTAGAAGCGGTGCGCCAGGGCACACAGGAGGCCGTGGGCCGTGGTGTCGAGGCGGTCCATGCCGCGCTTGAAAAGCTGAAGTCTCGCTTGGGCGAGGTCGAGCAGGCTGTCGGCAAGGCAACGCAAGTGGTCAACGACTCGACCGCCAAGATGGCCGAGGCCTACAAGGGGCTGACCTCCATCGTCGAAGCCAACCTGCAGCGCCAGATCGATGCGGTGAAAGCGCGTTACCAGCAGGAGCAGGCCGCGCTTGAACTGAAGACCCAGTCGGAAACGGCGCTGATTACCAAGTCGACGCAGTTGCTTGGTGACGCATTGACCCAGCAGACCACGCTGCGCCGGCAAGCGACGACCGACACGCTCAAGCTCATCGACGATGAGTCCAAGGCGCGGATCGATGCCGCCCGTCGCGATGGCCAGACCGAGCAGGAACGTTCGGCCAACGTCACCCGGGTCGAAAACGAGATCCTGGCGACCAAGCGCCAGACGATGGTGCAGGCGGCGGCCGAGTACCGCCAGCACATCGATCAGCTCAACGCCGAGGCGAACCGTCACCTGGCGGAGATCAAACGCATCGAGGAAGAAAAGCGCCTGCTGTCGATGACGACTGAGGAGCGCATCCGCGAGATCGTGCGTCAGGGGATGACGGAAGTCGAGGCGACCGAGGACCGCAAGCGCCAGATCTACGAGTACCAGTCCAAGGCGCGGGATGCCCTCGCTGCGGGCGAAGTGGAGCAGGCCCGCCAGTACGCGCAGAAGGCGATGGACCTTGCGGCGCAGGTTGCCAGTAGCCAGACCAACGAGGCCAAGCGCGCCGAGGAAGCCCGCAAGCAGTCGGAGCAGAGTGTCTCGCAGGTTACCCAACTCGAAGCGCAGTCGCGGGAGGCTTACCGCCGGCAAGAGTACGACAAGGCCGACGCGTTGATGCGTCAGGCCGATCAACTGCGTGCCGAACTGGCCCAGCGCACCAAGGACGCCGACACGGCGATCGCGCAGGGCAAGGACGGCGTCTATCAGGCCATCCAGCGCATTCGGGACTCGGAGGAGATCCTGAACAAGGCGCTGGACGCCGAGGCCAAGGCACACCAGACGGCCGCGCAGTCCGCCATGACGGCCCGGGACCAGATCCGAGAGACGCTGACCCAGACCGAGGCCCAGATCGACCAGATCACGGCCAAACTCAAGGATGGGCTCAAGGTCACCATCGATGCCGACACGGCGCGCTTCGACAAGGCGATCGCCGATCTGGACAAAGCGGTGGCCGAGAAGCAGTTGCTGCTGTCGATCCAGGCGGATCTGCAGGAGGCTGAGAAGAAGCTGCAGCAGTACGAGCAGCTGCTCAAGGAAGGAAAGACGCTCCCGGTCGATGCCGACGTCTCCAAGGCGAAAGACGCACTCGCGCGCCTGAAGACCTACGCCGACCAGAACTCGCAACTGGAACTCAAGGTCGCCACCGAGAAGGCGCAGGCCTCGATCACCAACGTCGAGGGCATGATCCGAGCGCTCGACCGCATCCAGACCGAGTCGCGGCACCAGATCAGTACCAATGCCGATGCAGCACGCGCCGAGGTGATGAGCCTCAACGGCGCCAACACCTCCAGCACGCACACGATCTACGTGCAGCGCGTCGAGGTGAACGCCACGGGCGGCCTGGTCGGTAGCGGCATTCGTCGCTTCGCTGAAGGCGGGAGTGTGAGCCCTGTGTTTGCGCGCATGAGTGGCGGCACGGTCCCCGGCTCCGGCAACCAGGACACGGTACCGCGCACGCTGGACGCCGGTGCTTTCGTGATCCGCAAGGCAGCGGTCCAGAAATACGGCCCGACGGCGTTGTCGCGCCTGGCCAATATGGCTCGCACTTCCGCCGCTGCGGTAGGCGTGGCCCGATTCGCCAGCGGCGGACCTGTGTTGGGGCGACTTGGCACGTTGGGGAACAGCGACGGTGCCCCCAAGCGCAATCGCGAGGCGGCCGAGACGCTGAAGATGATCGACCTCGGTCTGGAGGGGATGAACCAGTACACATCCTGGCTGCAGTCGAACTACGGCGCGTCGGTCAGTCTCGACATGCGCTGGAAGACGATGGAGAGCTACGGCAAGCAGGCCCAGCAGGACCGGCGCGCCATCGAGGAGTTCATCGGCCGAAAGACGCTCACCGCCAACGAGCGCGGCCAGCTCGAGCGCATGAAGCAGACCTGGCGCCAGGCGATGGCGCAGCCGCTACTCTGGGGCAAGGATCTGGAGCGCGACCTGATCGACTACATGGAGCAGAACCAGGGGCAGTTCTTCCGGCGCGGTGGTGTCGCGAAATCCGACACCATCCCCGCGATGCTCACGCCGGGTGAGTACGTCGTCAACAAGGATACGGTGTCGCGTTTCGGCGCTGGGTTCTTCGAAGCCATCAACAACCTGACGGCTCCTGCGCAGGCTCTGGCGGGGCGTGCGATGGCGGGCATCCAGGGATTCGCGACGGGCGGGCTGGTGCAGCCGTCGTCGGGCTGGGTAAACGGCGCAGCGCGTCCGGTGCTGCCAGCCGACAGCGGCTCGACGCGCACGGTGCGGGTCGAGCTGTCTGCGGGCGACCGCAAGGTCAACGCCGCGATCGACGCGCGAGACGAGTCGCGCCTGCTGCAAATCCTCGATACGGCCCGCGCCAGGGCCGTCTGAAAACAAACCATGCAACTGAAGAACCTCTCCGACGAGGTGGCCTTGCTGCTGCCCGAAGATTTGCTGTGGACCGATGAACACGCATGGACGCCGGCAGTGGCATCCACGTCTTACCTGATCACGGGCGCGCTGCTGATCCAGTCGGCAACCCGGCAGGCAGGCCGCCCGATCACTTTGGTGGGTGCCGCTGACATGGCATGGGTCACCCGCGCGACGGTCGAGCAACTGCGTGCATGGGCATCCATCCCGATCGGCGCCACCACTGGGCGCTTCGCGCTGACCCTGGCAGACGGACGCTCCTTCACGGTGGCTTTCCGCCACGCCGAGACGCCGATCGAGTCGGAGCCCGTGCTGGGCTTCCCGGCGCGGGCCGACACCGACTTCTACCGACTGACCCTGAGATTCCTGGAGCTTTGAGATGCCGATTCATTCCGGCGACGTGAAACTGCTGAAGTCCGCCGTCATGGCCGACGTCCCCGAGGGGGGTGGTGCGCCCACCGGTATCACCATCGCCGACGGCGTGTCCAACGCGATCTTCCCGGACATCTCGGAACTCGACCGTGCGGGTGGCCGGGTCAACCTGCGCAAGTCCTTCGTCTCGGCCCAGACCGACGACACCGACACCTACTTTGGCGCCAACGTCATCGTGGCCGAACCGCCGAAAGATCCGCGCGTCAGCGTCACGCTGTTCTCCACCGAGAGGACTTTCGACACCCGCGAGCAGGCCCAGACCCGCATCGAGGCCTATCTCAACAAGGGGCCGGAATGGGCGGGCTACCTGTTCGAGAACCACATCGCTGGCCAGCGCGTGATCCAGTTGTTCCAGCGCACGACCGACGCGATCCCCAATGTCGGCCAGACGCTCGTCCTGATCGAGAACGAGGGACTCTCCACCCAGAAGGAGCAGTACATCCGGGCGACGGCCGTGTCGTCGGTGGAGCGGACCTTCACCTACAACAACGACCAGGACTACAAGGCCGCGATCGTCACCGTCGATATCAGCGATGCTCTGCGCTACGACTTCACGGGCTCGCCGTCATCGCGGCTCTTCACGCGCGCCACCAACAGCACCAAGGTCCGCGACACGGTGGTCGCCGATGCGGGCACCTACGTGGGCGTGGTCCCGCTGACGCAGGCTGCATCGGTGGGCGCTTTCACCATCAAGGGTGCGTCGATCTACACCCAGCTGGTGCCCAGCGCCCAGACGGAGACGCCCATCTCGTTCGTGCCGCCCTATGCGGCCGCCGGCCTGCCGGTACCAGGCGCGACCCCGGTCAGCTACACCGCCAGCCACGCCTGGACGACCTCGATCAAGTTAAACCTGCCGGGCGGCTGCCTGCCAGGGTCGCTGACCATCCAGACCGATGGCATCACGATCTTCGATGACGCAGGCCTGCTCAAGACCGCCAGCGGCACCATCGGCACGATCGACTACGCCAACGGCATCCTGACCCTCAACTCGGGGTCGATGTCTAACTCGAAGGCGGTCACCTACACACCAGCGGCGCAGATCCTGCGCGCTCCGCAAAGCTCCGAGGTGGCGATCACGCCCGAGTCACGCAGCCAGTCCTACGTCGGCACGGTGATGCCGATCGCCCAGCCCGGCACCCTGTCGATCAGCTACATGGCGCAGGGACGCTGGTATGTCCTGTCCGATGGCGGAAATGGCTCGCTGAAGGGGCTGGACGCGAGCTATGGCGCCGGGACCTTCAATCGCAACACAGGCGCCTACGTCGTCACCTTGGGCGCGCTGCCCGACGTCGGCAGTTCGCTGATCCTCACCTGGAACGTGCCGACCCAGGAGACGCAGCAGCCTGCGACGACGCTCAAGGCGTTGCAGAGCCTTGTGCTGAACCCACCCGTGGGCCTTGCCGTACAGCCGGGATCGCTCTCGGTCAGTTGGGAGTTCAACGGCACCAAGACGGCGACGGCCGCGACCTCGGGGGAGTTGTCGGGGGCGGCGAGCGGTTCGCTCTCGGTCGCGCAGCATCGCGTCGACTTCGCGCCCACGGTGCTGCCTTCTGTCGGCACCCAACTCACGGTGAACTACGTGGCCGGGCCGAAGCAGGAGGACTCCTTCGCCCACCCGTCGCGCAATGGGTCGGGTTCGATTCCTGCCACCGCGTCGCTTGGCTCGATCGAGCCTGGCTCTCTGGAAGTCGAGTGGAACACCCTGACCCAGACGACGGGGCTGGGCGTCTACACACTCAAGCAGATCCAGGAGATGGGCATCGGGCTCAACAACTGGGTCGACCCCACGCAGATTGCACGTGACGACGGCGCTGGCAACCTGCTGCTCAACGGCAGCGCCATTGGGACGGTGAACTACGCGTCCGGCGCCGTGGTGTTTAACCCGGACGTCACGGTTCGCATCCCGAGCCCGCGCTACAGCGCGCAGAGCATCGGCTGGGCCTGGGGCGTGGGAATGATGTATCGGCTGAACTACGCCGGCATTCAGTACATCAGCGCCCCGTCCCTGTACCCCAACGACGAGTCCGGCTACGTCAAGCTACGCTACAACAGCGCGGGCTCGACGAGCAATCACACCGAGACTTTTCAGTTCCAGCCGGCCTTCAAGCTGGTGCCTGGCGTGAATGCTCAGGTGGTGACTGGCACTGTCCTGCTGTCGATCGCTGGATCGCAGCCATGGGGCGACAACGGCCAAGGAACGCTGCGTGAGTTCACGACCAGCGGCTGGGTGACGCGCGGCGCCATCAACTACCTGTCCGGCGATGTGACGCTCACGTCCTGGACGGCCGGCGCAACCAACGCCATCACGCGCGCCAGTTGCGTGACGACGGTCGGCGAGAACATCTCCAGTGAGTTCGTCTTCCGCACGGGTGCAGCGCCGCTGCGGCCCGGATCCTTGTCGATCCAGTACGCCCGCGCTGTGGGTGGGACGCAGAGTGTCACGGCCGGCATCGATGGCTCGATTTCGGCCACCGGGATCTCCGGCAGCGTCGATTACCAGACTGGCCTGGTGCGGGTTCGCTTTGGCTCCCGGGTCACGGCCGCAGGCAACGAGGCTGAACCTTGGTATGCCGCCGAGGCGGTCGGCAGCGACGGCAAGATCTTCAAGCCCGAGCCCGTGGCAGCGTCCAGCCTGCGTTACAGCGCGGTCGCCTACAGCTACCTGCCGCTGGATGCCGATCTGCTGGGCATCGATCCGGTGCGCTTGCCGTCAGATGGTCGCGTGCCGATCTTCCGGCCGGGCGGATTCGCCGTCGTCGGTCACACCGGGAAGATCACGACTTCCGTCAGCAACGGCCAGACGATCAACTGCGGCCGGGTCCGGCTGTCGCGTGTGCGTGTGGTCGGGCATGACGGGGTGGTGATCAACACCGGCTACACGACGGACCTGGATGCCGGCACCGTCACCTTCACCAGCGTGACGGGCTACAGCCAGCCGGTGACCATCGAGCATCGGGTCGAGGACATGGCGGTCGTGCGCGATGTCCAGATCAGTGGCGAGGTCAGCTTCACCCGCGCGCTCACTCACGACTACCCGCTGGCCAGCGGTGGTGATCCCTCCTCGGGGAGTTTCGTGGCCAGCGCCTTGGTCGCCGGAGACCTGTTCGCACGGGTGAGCCTGGTGTTCGACCAGGCGTCCTGGAGCGGGGCCTGGTCCGACACGCTCTCGGGCTCGGCCGCCACCGCAACCTTCAACAACACCCAGTACCCGATTCGGGTCACGAACCGTGGTGCGCTGACCGAACGCTGGATCGTGCGCTTCACCAACAGCACCTCGTTCGAGGTGATCGGTGAAAACGTCGGTGTCATCGCCACTGGCAACACCAGCACCGACTGCGCGCCCAACAACCCGGCCACAGGCGTTCCGTACTTCTACCTGCCGGCGCTCGGCTGGGGCAACGGCTGGGCGACCGGCAACGTCCTGCGCTTCAACACCATCGGCGCGCAATTCCCGGTCTGGGTGGTGCGCACCGTCCAGCAGGGCCCGGAGTCGGTGCCCGACGACAACTTCACGCTGCTCATCCGTGGGGATGTGGACACCCCATGAGGGGTGGGTCGACACGCCTTGATGGCGCAGCTTCCTCCTCAGTTCGAACAAGGAAACCACCGACATGACCGACCTCACCGTCAAATACTTCAACAGCGGGATGACGGGCGCTCCGCAGATCTCCAACAACTGGGGCGATCTGGTGACGATGCTCGACGCCTGCCTCATCAACGGCTTCGCGCTGAAGGCCATCGACACGCTGACCTGCACGGGCGGCGTCGCCACGGCCACGATCAGTACGGGCCACGCTTACCAGCGTGAGCAAGTCGTGCAGATCGCGGGTGCCGACCAGGCCGACTACAACGGCCAGTTCCGTGTGATCTCGACCACGACCACGACGTTCACCTTCGCGGTCAGTGGCACCCCGGCATCGCCCGCGACCACCAGCACCAGCCTCACTGCCAAGGTTGCACCGCTCGGATGGGAAAAGCCGTTCTCGGGGACCAACAAGGCGGCCTACCGCAGCAGGAACCCGCAGTCGCCGCAGAACCTGCTGCTGATCGACAACAGCCTGAAGACCCCGAACTACACGACGACCTGGGCCAAATGGGCCAACGTCGGGATCGTCGAGGACCTCTCCGACATCGACACGATCGTCGGCGCCCAAGCCCCCTACGACCCGAATAACCCGACGCAGAACTGGAAGCAGGTCACGGGCAGTCAGTGGGGTTGGTACAAGTGGTATCACGCCCGAAACACGCAGTACGAAAGCAATGGCGACAGTGGTGCGGGCGCTCGCAACTGGGTGCTTGTCGGTGACGACCGCCTGTTCTTCCTCTTCTGCACCAACGCCGCCGGCTACGGCTGGTACGGACGCAATTCGTACTGCTTCGGCGACATCATCAGCTTCAAGGCCGGCGACAACTACGCAACGGTTCTGGGCGCCGATGACGCCTACTCGGGCATGAGCAACTACTGGAGCTATCCCGGTCAGTACAACGGGTACGGGCTGTGCATGTCGTTGGACTTCACGGGCAAGACGCTGCTGCGCAACCACACGCAGTTGGGCAACCCAGTGCGATTCGGCCTGACTTCCCTGAACACCAACAACAGCCAGCAGGTCTGCGGTCGCGGCCCGACGCCGTTCCCGAACGGTGCGGACTACAGCCTTTGGTTGCTGCCGACCTATGTGCGCCAGGAGGACGGTCACATGCGCGGGATCATGCCCGGCATGCTCTGGATGCCGCAGGACCGTCCCTACAGCGATCAGACCATCGTCGACAACGTGGTGGGCCAGGCCGGCAAGAAGTTTCTGCTGGTGCGCACGCAGTACAGCTCGGAGACGGAAGGCGCGCAGATCGCCTTCGACATCACGGGGCCCTGGAGGTGATCCGTGACGTATCCGCTGAGTGACACCTTCGCCACGGCGCCAGGTGGTGGGTACACCACGACGCTGGGGAGCATGACGACGACCTACAACAGCAGCCAGCAGGCGATCGACATCTCCGCGCCCAATGCGCAGTCGATCCTGCGCTTCAACGAGACGGCCAGCGGGGACTTCTGGTTCGAGGCGGACCTCGAGTTCCTGACCGACCCGAGCGCACGCAAGCATCTGGGTCTGTGGATGACCACGGGCAATGGCTCTGAAGGCTATCGCTTCGCCCATATCGACGGCGCGTGGAGTGTGACGCGTTGGAACAGCGGCTTCGGTGACGGTGCTGCGGTCACTGGCGGTCTGAACGACGGCGCCACACCCATCGCTGGCATCGTCGGCGTGGCCCCGACCTTCAACGTCGGTCAGCGAATGATCCTGCGTTGCGAGGTCATCGTCGGCGCCTTCGATGCCGGTGGTGTGCCTTGGGCGCGGCTGATCCAGTTCAAGGCCGCTGGCGTACTGATGTTCCAAGTGCTGGACGCCACCTACCGGGGCAAGCTCGTACCCGGCGTGTTCCTCTATGGCGCGACGGCTCGCGTGCATGCCATCGCTGGCGCGACTCCGTCAGGACTGCCAGCCTTCCCGGCCAGTGTGTCGATCAACTCCGACAACACATTGGTTCACCTGTCGGGCGGATCCACATCGGTGCTGCCCAGCCCGGACGCCAACATCGGTGTGACCGCGACGACTGACCTCGCGCGCCGCAACAGCCCGGCGTCCGAGCTGTGGAATCGCGTGGGCGGCTACGACTTCGACTTCCATGCCATCGGCGCGGGACGCAAGAACATCCACTTCAGTGGTCACGGTCGGATCGTCGGGACGGTCAAGGAAAAGGGCATTCCGAACCAGCCGCTCGTTCGCCGCGTGCTGCTGTTGAGCGAGAACGCCAACACGCTCGTTGCCGAGACCTGGAGCAACACGAGCGGCGACTACGAATTCGACTATCTCGATCGCGACCAGCGCTACACGGTCGTCAGCTACGACTACAAGCAGATGTACCGCGCGGTGATCGCCGACAACCTTCGTCCGGACGTCATGCCATGACCGTTGCCATCACTGTCGAACACAACGAGGCACGCCTGACGGGCACCTTGGCCTTCCTCGACGCGGGCAGCAATCCGGCGCGGCTGCGGATCTACGGTGGCACGCGGCCAGCAACGCCCGCGACGCTGCCCAGCAGCGTGATGCTGGTCGAGATCAAGCTAACCAAGCCCGCGGGCACGGTGGCGGCGGGATTGCTGACGTTGACCCAGCAAGAGGACGGCCTTATCACCGCCACCGGCATTGCCACCTGGGCACGCCTGGTGAATGGCAACGACGTGACCGCCCTCGATCTGGACTGCACTGGCACGGACGGGACCGGCGATGTGAAGCTCGCCAGCACCAACCTGTACCTCGGCGGAGACGCGCGACTGGTATCGGCCATCCTAGGGTAAGCCGTGCCCGCCGATCCGATTGCGGCGACGCTGCAGGCAGCGCTTCCCGGCGTACAGGCGAACGCAGAGATCGGACCGCCGCTGGTCGATCTGGTCTTCGATCAACCGGCAGCGACTGACACTCACCTCGTCTTCGGTGCCACCTATGTGGCGCCCCGAGACGACATCCGGCTGTCGGCTGTGCTGCCGCTGCCGACAGTCACCATCAAGTTTCTGCCCCCGGCGCGGGCGGAACTGCTGGCCAGCCTTCCGGAACTGACGGTTCGATCCCTGGTGCTGCGGCCGAGTGTGCCGCTGAACCTGGGAACTGGCCAGGGTGCGAGCTTGCCCGGCGTCGTGTTTACCGGGTCGGTGAACTACCTTTCCCACACCCAGCGGCCGAGGGTCGGACAGTCGCGGCAAGGGTGGCAAGTCGCCGACCGGACCGAGGGTGGTGCCGCCCAGAGCCAGCAGGACGCGCTGGCCTCACGCGATGGCTGGCAGAACCGATGGGAGCGCGCGTCGGGTGCGCAGCAAGGCATCGAACACCGGTTGCCTGCCGTGCTGGTGCCGACGGCACAGCGTCGCTGGACGCTCTTTCAATCGGCACAGCCACTGGTCGACCGGACGTGGTTCGGCTACCAGGACGGCACCGCGATGGCGATGCGTCAGTGGGCCGCGTTTCAGGGGGCGGGACCGGTGCGCGACATCACCTATTTCCGCCACCAGGACGGAGATCGCACTAGGCGCGCTTCGCGCATGGGGCCATGGCAGAACGCGCGGCTGCGCACGGCCAGGCAAGGATCGGATTTCCAGAGCGCCACAACGGATCGCCAGGGCTGGCGCGGAAGGTTCCAGGATGCTGTTCCGCCGCCGCCGGGGATCTCCATTTGGGTGGTCCCGCAGCCGCCGACGCCCGAGCCCTGCTATTTGCCCAGCGCCCACCTGCTGTTCGCTGCCATGGCGGCCACGGACGGGGCGCTGTTGTTCGTTTGCGAAAGGGGCACCGACCCGACACCGCCACCCGGCGAGTCGATCGTGGTGCCCGTCCGGAGGGTGTATTTCGTGATCAATGACGTGACCCTGTACCGGGTTTCCGATGGGACACCGGTGCCGGTCTACAGCCTGTCGCTGTCGCTGGACGCGGCATCCTGGGCTTGGGGGTTCGAGGCTTCGCTACCGGCCAAGGCGGAAGGACTGGTCGCCCCAGGCAATCCGGCCGGACCGGTCGAACTGCTCGCCCGGGTCAATGGGACCGACTTCCGGGTGTTCGCCGAAGGCATCAGCCGAGAGCGGGCTTTCGGGGACGCCAGCATCAGGGTGTCGGGGCGCGGTCGGAACGCTGTCCTGGCGGCTCCCTACGCGCCCGTATTGCCCTTCACAAACACCGAGAGCCGGACGGCCC